TTCAGCTTCAGCATAAACCGCTAAGTCTCCAGTGAGGTTCCCGGTTACATCTCCAGTGAGGTTCCCGGTTACATCACCAATTACAGCCCCTGTAAAACTAACGGCTTTAATCTCACCATCACTGTCTATTTCAACAACAGCGGTCTCCCCACTGTCGTATATGATAACTTTACGGGCCCCGGCAGCGTCAGTTAACTTGATTTTAACATCTTTACCCGTTGCGGGGTTTATTAGTAAATCTTTACCTGTGGCGGCAGTTATTTTCTCTACAACCGCCTCCCCAAAGGAGATAACTCCTACTGAAAGGCTGTTCTTTTCCATTTGTTTGATTAACGCTTTAATAGCTTTAACTACACTTAACATTGTTTCACTTCCTTAATTAACTAATAAAGGGATGGAGGGGAAGGGGAGATAACCCCTTTATTTCCTCATATTTTATTCAGGTTCTTCTATATCAGGGAATGCAGCGGTAGCCATGAACTCATTGATATAGTGCACATCACCCCTCATGGTTAGCACATACTCAGTCATTTCCTTAGCCGCATGCCTTTCAGGTTCTATGCTGATCTGTCTCCAGATACCAGCAACCATGTTAGCAGGAGTGGTTAACAGGAGGGAGGGGGTTCCATAAAGGGTTTGAACGGTGGTATCATCCATAGATGGCACATGTACCACAGGAATACCTTCATAAACCAGCTGCTGGTACCCCTGAATAGTAGCGTCCCCAAGGGCAGTGCCACGTTCTTTGAGTCCATCCCGGTAAGCCTTTTCATACTGGTACGGTACATAAAACCTCATCATGTTCCTGTTCTTAATGAACTTCTTAGGGGTAGCGTCAATCATTGAATCAAAGATAGCTTCCACGCTGTCCCCATCTAGATCATTAGCGGTGGCATAGGCTTCAATGTCATCTTGATAGACTTTATTCCCCGCCTTGGGTATCCACCCCTGAGTAGTTGAAAGAAGGTCATCAGTAGCAAAGTTGATGGTGTCCTTATCTGCAAAGAGGCCCCAAACTTCCATATCGGAACTCACCTGTTCACCGATCAAGTCAAGGAGGGTGTTAACAAAGGCTTTACCTTCTAGGTTGTCTTCCAGTTCATCGTCTTCAATTTCAGCCTGGGTCTTCAGCTTTTGAGCTACTAGCTGGTTCTGCCATGTTTTAATAGCAACCTTTTCATCGTCAGTTAATTCACGGGTTTTCCCGGTAGCGTCATACCCACTATGTAGGATTCTACCGTCTAAGGTGACCCTGTCAAGGTTTTTAGTATGACTTTTCATAGTTACCACAGAAGCTTCCCTCATCACGGGCTGGTCTTCTGTTGCCTCTCTCAAAAACCTTCCAGCTTGTTCAGGGTTGAGGATTGCTTTATTGAAGGTTTGAACCGCTAAGGCGGAAGCTTTGTTTGCTACTATGTTGTTTAATGTTTGCACGTTTGAAAGCATGTTTATCAACTCCAAATTATAATTTGTTTTTATTTACTCCATTTTCTTCTTTAAAGGTCGGCCTCTTTTGCTACGGCCCATATAATACTCCACGGACTTGAAAGATACTTCTTTCTTAGTATCATGGTTTTTCAATGCTTTACTACTGGGTTCTGTTGATTCTTTGGATTTCTTGGATTTCTCCGGATCACCTCCCTCTTCTTCAGAACCCTCCTCACTCTTACCATTTTTAATAGCCTTTAAAACCTGCTTCTTAAACTCAAGGAACTCAGATTTTGACACATATTCACTTTGTTCCTCTGATTTCTCAGGTTTCGCATTTTCATTCTTTTCTTTTTCAGCCATAGTATTGCCTCCATTATCTGCATCTAACTGCTTTGATTGATTTATTAACTCATTTATCAAGTCTCTGGCTTTTTCAAGCACGTTTCTGTTTTGTTTGCTGATAGCCCGACCTTCTTTCATCACCACACTATCATTCTTAACACTGCAAGAGTTATCCACACAGGGATTTTCCACTAAGGAAACCGTGAACCCTATCGGGTCCTCTAAGTCTTTGATTAAAACCCGGTCTTTACGGGCAGCGTGTAACTTTTCAGCGTCTTTCTTTGATAATGCAGTAACAGAATATGCGATCTGGCCGTTCTCAGCCTTTTTCATTAATTCAGGGTCAGTTATCATACTTTTAACCACCCACGTCCCGGCAGGGTATTCCCGTTCAACACCTTCAATGTTCTTCATTACCCGGGGTTCAGGGAGTAAATAGGACTCCACCGGGGCACCAACGGTTTTATGAGTTTGGAAAAAATTATGGTCTTTATCCACTAAGCGGTAGTTTAAAAGGTATTCATGAGCCATTTTAGCAACTTTCTCAGGGGTTAAGATTTCCTCTCCATTTTCATAGTCACAGTCGGGTTCCCCTGGGATTAGAACTGTTCCTGTGAACAGTACATGATCTTTTGATTTTTTAACACTCAGAACCCGGCTTTTAAGAGTTTTGAAGTTGTTTTCTTCTTTGTTCTCTTTTTTCAATGTTATTCATGCCTCCAGATTATCCTTCATAATTTCTTAATCAATTCTTTTTTTTTTAACATGGTCCCGTTCATATCACCCCTTTTAAAACTCTAAAATGTCACGTGGAATGCTAAAATTAGGAATACGCACTATCTCGGCTTCAGTAAAGTAAGGCACCCCGGGAGGTGCCATAAAACCAAGTGGCATAATATAAGGAACAGTAGTGCATCGGCAGTTAATCCATTCACTAATAGAGCCGTTCCTATCCCCCGGGTATAACAGGCCATTCTTGAAGGGCCGGCCTACTTGAACTATCTGCCCGTGGAGGTCTTGATGAGTTGCACGTACCCGGGCATCCTGTCCAGTCCACCATTGATGATATTCAATGTTATAATCATAATAAGTTTGGAAACTGCCCTGATTCTGGCTACTGTTAATCTCAGTCCGAGCTATACGCCGGGCTTCATAGGTTTTCAGCTGCCTGAATAGTTTTTGAATCCTCCGGGCTCCGTCTTTAACCCCCCACCCTTCTTGGTAGGTTTCCGCTAGCACCTTTGTAATATTCTGCGTGACTCTGGCCATGGTGCGGGCTGAAGCGGTGAAAGTCTTATTAGCTAGGTTAGTGTAAACATTCTGATTAAAATCAGTTAATGTGAGTTGCTTTCCCCGGCTTAATTGATGGTTTATGAGGTTTATTGTGGATTCCCGGCCGTTCCTGAAAGCTTTTATATTCTCATACAGGACAATTTCACTATACTTCTTTTCTAAAGGTATGAGGGGTGCTAGTATGTCATGAACTTGGAAGGATAATATTTCAGAGGGGTTGTAAACTTTCAGGTATTCTTTCAGGATTTGTTTTTCAGCTGCGGAGAATAATTTGCTAAGTTTACCAGCTAAAGCGTTTTCTGCGGCTAACCGCATCTGATACTCTGTTTCTAAGCCAGTTAAAAGCGTTCTTGAAAGCCCCGCTTTCATTGTCTTCTTGTAAGTCATCATTTAACCCTCCCATGTCTTCATCATCTTCCCCTAGTATGCTACCGGTGCCGGGGGGGTCAGCGGATTCATTATAAACCATGTCCAGGGGACGGCCGTGGAGGTAGTATTCATCTAGGTAAGGGTTCCCGGGATCGTCATGGAGTCCGAACCTTTCTCCAAAGTATTGTATCATTTCCCGGGGTGTCATGCTGGCTCTGTCAAAGAGTTGGCCTGCGATCTGAATGTCCTGGTTCATGTCTCTTATGTCCATTTCACTGATTTTAAACTGCCAATCTGAAACTCCTAGTTCGTTCCGTATTAGTAGGTTGATGTCCTGTTCATCATCACTCTGAAGGGGTTCTATTACACTGTTCTTATATATCCGGGTTGCTTCAGCGGTGTTAGTGCTACCTAGGGAGCCGGTTTCATTGAGTCCAATACGATAAGCGGGAACTCTGTGAGCGGCTAGTACTTCATCCCGGTTATCTTTCCTGAATAAGCGGAAACTGGCTTCTTTGGTTTCTACGCTTAATGGTTTTAACTCTATTTTAACGTTACCCTCTTCACCCTCTGAGGGAACTAT